CCAGATCTTAACAAACCAACGTCGATTACTCTCCCAAGAATGTCGTTTGAATTCACGGGACTTCAATATGATGGAACAAGGAAAGTAACTACAACTCAAACCTTCAAATCTCACAGCGTAGGAATTGCAACAGCAATTAGAAAAACCTACATGCCTGTTCCTTATAATATGTCATTTGAACTGTCAATTTTCACTAAGTTGAATGATGATATGCTTCAGATTGTTGAGCAGATTTTACCTTACTTCCAACCAGCATATACTCTTTCAGTTAATCTAGTAGATACGATTGGTGAGAAAAGAGACATCCCGATTGTGATTGAAAATGTCACAATGCAAGATGATTATGAAGGTAACTATAGCACCAGACGCTCTCTTCTTTACACAATAAGATTTACTGCCAAGACATATCTGTTTGGCCCTGTTGGAGATACAACAAAGGCATCCAGAGATCTTATCAAAAAGGTTCGTGTTGGATATGTTCAAGACGATTCTTCTACTCCAACCAGAGATCTTACTTATACAGTTATTCCAAGAGCGACAAAGAGTTACACAGACAACATTGTAACTAATCTTGCACAAGATGTTGGAACAACTTCCAATATTCTGCAGGTAAACAGTGCCTCTGGAATCGACGAAAATACTTACATCGCCATCAACAATGAATCTATCTACGTTGATAGAAAAGAGGGCAATACATTGTTTACCAAGAGAGGACAAGACAATAGTATCCCAGGATCTTACGTTCGTGGTACAGCAGTCAATCTTATCACTGACGCTGATGATGCTCTTATTGAACTTGGAGACGACTTTGGATTTGACGGTACTGTCTCATGAGTTTTGATAGTTTGAACGAAGCATTTGACGTATCAAGTGAGATAGTCTCTAGTGAACCTGAGCAGGTAAAACCTGTTCAGAAAGAAGTTGATGGAATAAAAACTGACACTAGAAAGGATTACGAATATACACGAGGTAATCTATATTCTCTGATTGAAAAAGGACAAGAAGCAGTCAACGGTATACTTGAACTCGCACAGGAAACAGAGCAAGCAAGAGCATACGAAGTTGCAGGACAGTTAATCAAGAGTGTCGCGGATGCAACTGACAAACTTCTTGACTTACAGAAAAAATTAAAAGACGTTGAAGAAGAATCACAATCTAAAGGCCCTACAAACGTTACAAACGCACTTTTTGTAGGTTCTACAGCAGATCTCGCCAAACTTTTAAAGCAGAATAAGCAGCAAGATAAATAAACTATAGGGTGAGAAAACCCGAGGTAATTTTACTTATAGTTTAATGGCGGAAGACAATAATAACTTGCCATCTATGGATGATTTTCTACATGAGGAGCAACTCCCCTCTGTGGAAGATTATATTGAAAAAGAAGAAGAAGTTATAGAAGAACAAGTAGAAGAAGAAGCAGTAGAACCAGAAGTTGTTGAGTCTACTGTTGATCTCACAGAAATTTTACACCTCATCAATGATGTCAGGAAGGATATTCCTGAAATACCTGAGATAAAAGAATATGATGCAGAACTAGCAGCAATCTGTGAAGTAATTGATGATTTAAGGGAGCAGATTCCTGTTGTTCCCGAGGTTAAATATTATGATGACGAACTTGAAGCAGTATGTGAACAAATTGACTGGGTAAAAGAATATATTCAAACTTTACCTGAAGTAAAGTATTATGATGAGCAGATTAGTTCTATTGAAGATAGAATTAATAATCTTCCTGAAGTAAAATATTACGAAAAAGACATCGAGTCCATTAAGGAGGACTTTGAAAAATTAAGAGAAGACATTAAATTAATTCCAGACTTCTCTTGGATTGCAAAAACATTTAAAGATGTTGACTCTGATGTCAATGTATTAAATGATGCTGTCGATACTCTCAGCGAAAAAACAAGATTAGAATTTGAAAGATTTAATGAAGATCTTGAAGTAAGAACTTTTGATAATAAAGTTTCCATTGATAATATAAAAGAGGAAAATAAACAATTCTCCGAAAAAGTAAGTGAAGAGAAAGATAAAATTTGGAAAGAGTTAAGTACATTTTCTCTTAAGATATGGGAGCATCATAAACAGTTTAAAGATGATGATAGAAAATTAAGGAAACAAATTCTTGGTGAATATAATGTTCTTAAGAAGAATATTGAAGAGAAACTTGAAGAGGTAAATCAAAGCAGTGTTAAAACTGATGAATTACTTCTCGATTACTTTAAAGAATTAAAAGAGCAAGTTGATTCTCTACCTGAGGTAAAATATTATGATCAACAACTCAGTGAAGTTTCTGATGAAGTAAAAGGACTTTACTCTATTGTAGAAGATATTAAGAAAAAGCAATCTGTTCTGAAAGAAGAGCGAATCGTTGAACAGATTGTTAAAGTCGAATCTCCTGATCAAAATTTTGCTACTCTTGATGATTTACAGAAACATTATAGAAAATTTGTAAGTTCAATTCAACAACAACTTTCCTCTATTGGTGGTGGAGGAGAAACAAGACTTCAGTATCTTGATGATATCACTGGGATTGCCACAAATCTTAGTGCATATAATGGTTTGTTCTTAAAAGTTGATACGTCTCAACCAGCTGGTAAAAAGTTTGTTTTTGCAGAAGCAAGTGGATCCGGAACTCAAACCCTTGATGAGGTGTTGTCTGAAGGTAACACATCATCAACGGGAATGTCGGTTGGATTTATTACCGCAACTGCTGCTAGTTTCACTGGTAATGTAACAGTCGGTGGAACTATTACCTACGAAGATGTAACTAACGTCGATTCTCTTGGACTTGGTACATTTAGAAGTGGTGTTGAGGTATTCACAGGAACTGCCACGACTGCTCTGATGGTTGAAGGGGATGCCAGAATAACAGGTATCCTTACTGTTGGTTCTGCATCGGTTACAATCGATGGTGACAATAATACCATATCTACTGGTATTGTTACAATTACAAATTCCAGTGTAATTATTGGCGATAACGTTAGTATCGATACAGGTGCTTCTGGTATCAACTCTGCACCGAATGTTTTCTATGTTGCAAAGGATGGAGATGACGATAACAATGGTACATCAATTGATAACGCTAAATTAACCATCGCAGGTGCTGTTTCTGTTGCATCTTCAGGATCAGTAATTAAAGTTTTATCGGGTAATTATGTAGAAAGTAATCCTATCACATTACCAGCATTTTCTGCTGTCATTGGTGATGATCTTAGGACTGTAAAAGTTCTTCCTAATACTCCAACCAGTGATATTTTCCACGTTAACAAAGGTTGTAAGGTTTCAAACATTACTTTCTCTGGACATACTGCTCCAGGTGCTGCTATTGCATTCCCATCTGGTGGTGCAACTAATGTTGGAGGAGGTAAGTGGAAAGGCCCTTATATTCAGAACTGTACAAGCGATACAACTACAGGAACTGGTATTCGTATTGATGGTAACTTAGCAGAAAAAACTAAGTCAATGAACGTCGATGCGTTCACTCAATATAACCAAGGTGGTGTCGGTGTTGCTGTTACCAATGAGGGTTATGCACAATTAGTTTCTGTATTCACTATTTGCTGTGATCGAGCGATCACTTGTCACGCTGGTGGACAAGCAGATCTTGCTAACAGTAACTGTAGTTTTGGAACCCTTGGTTTAGTTGCTGACGGTAAGGGTTCTCAGCAGTTTATTGGTACAGTTACATCTTCTGCTGCAGCAGCACAGGATAATGTAACCATCAATGTTGGAACTGGTGAAACACGTCCTTATGATGGGCAGATTGTTTTCTTTGATGAACTCTATAAGTCTGTTGAAACAATTACTGTTGGATCTGGTGGCACTGGATATACATCAACTCCAACCGTTACTGTTGCTGCACCAACAGGGCCAAATGGAGAAACTTCAACTGCCTTTGCAACTTTAGAAGGTGAGACAGTTGCGTCTATTACAATCATCAGTAGCGGAAGTCAGTATCAAACAACTCCTGCAGTAACAATATCTGCTCCTAATGTTGGCATTAACACTGCCACAGCGACTGCTAGTATGGCAGATATTTACTACACAATAAATAGTGCTACACCCATTGTATCTGGAATTACAACATTAACACTTGACGAGAATTTACTCAATACAGTCGGTGTTGGATCTACAGTATTCTTCTTTCAACAAAGTAAGATTATTGCAAGTTCCCATACTTTTGAATACATCGGATCTGGAAATACTATCACTACAGCCACTCCTAAGAGAGGCGGTGTTACGATTCAAGCAAATGAAGTTATAAGTCAAAATGGAGGTAGAGTAATCTACACTAGCACTGATCAGGCAGGAAACTTCAGGATTGGTGACGACTTACAAATCAATCAAAACACTGGTACAATTAGTGGTAGAGCATTCTCAAGAAGTCTGTTCTCTGAGGTAACACCTTTCATCCTAGCACTTAGTTAAATGGCACAATTAGCACTTAATAGATTTCAAACAGAAACACTTGTAGTTACCGACTCGGATCAGACTGCTTATACTGCTCCAACTGGATATACAGCAATTGTGTTGTATGCACACGTTACTAATATCTCATCAAGTGCCACTTCTTTCACAATGTCTCACGTAAGAAGTTCAACCACAACTGAGATTGTAAAGGATGCAACTGTTCCTCCTAGTGATGCATTTATCCCTTTAGATGGGAAACTTGTTCTTGAGACAAGTGACTCAATTAAAATATCTGCAAGCGCAAACAGCAGTTTAAAACTAATCCTGAGTGTTCTGGAGACTGCAACCTAATGCCACATTTAATTAGTCAAAAGAATTTCCAAAATATAACTGTATCAAGTTTGACAACAACTTCCACAAGTGAAGTTGCACTGGACGTATTTGATAAAGATCAGTTTAGATCTGCCAGATATCAACTTCAGGTAACAAGTGGTAGTAGTTATCACACAGTTGAGTTTATCATTGTACACGACGGATCGACGACATATAACACAGAATATGCCATCATAAAGACTGGAAGTTCTTTAGCATCATTTAGCAGCGATATATCAAGTGGAAATGTAAGATTGCTTGTTACCCCAGCATCTACAGACTCTACCACTTTTAAAGCTATTAGAACATCTATTAATACCTAAATAATACGAGACTACTAGTTTCTTATGAAAAAGTGTCCTGCTGGACAGTATTACTGTTTCACTGATAAAAAATGTAAGAAGATT